AGCTGCTCGCTAGCAAAGTCATTGCTTTCTGTTGTTTCACCAGTGCTGTTAAAATCATCAAATGAATCTATGTCTCGCCCAAGCTTCTCGCTAAGGTATTGTAAGACAACTTGGTCATCACTTAATTCTTCACCCTCTTGTGGTTGACTAGTTTGATTGTCATCAAAGCTTGTCTCCTCAGTATTTAAAGAACTCCCTTCTCCTGTCAAGTCTATAATGTCAGATCTCTCTTCTGTTATAGGTTGCTCTGACTCGACTGCTTGGTTTTCATCACCAGTCAAGTCAACGATATTTCCTTGTGTTTGTGGTTGAACTACTTCACCCCCAAATTGTTTTACTAACTCGTCTCTTATATCCATCTTTTCTTAAATTTACTTATTTGTATTTCGCAAATATAGACTTTTTTATTACAAAGTCAAATTATTTAACTTACTTTATTTTCCTCACCTAGAGGTCCTCTTTTACCATCTCTCTGCTCTATCATTTGAGATTGATTTATAGCAGACTGTTGTTGAACTTCTTTTCTAACACCACCCTGTATAGATGCCTGACCCTCTTTACCTAAGTTGCCTAGCTCTATCTCTCTAAGTCTTCTTTGGTGTTGAGCTTGTTCAAACTGCTCCTTAAGCTGGTAGTCTAATTGCTTTAACTGCATATCAGCTTGATTCTTAGCCTGAACACGAGCTTGCTCTATCTGCATCTCTGCCTGTAGGCCTTGCTGCTTAAGCTGTGCAGCCTGTTGTGCAGATTGTTGTTGCAACTGAGCGTTTTGCTCTGAAGCTTGTTGAGCTTGTTGCTGCTGTTCCTCTTGGTACTTCTTTCTTCTCAAGACAAGCATTTGGTTAGCCATCTTGATATTCTTAACAGAACGAATCATTATAGCATCCTCAAGTCTTAACTCTTTCTGAGCTAAAGAAACTTGAATGTTTTGCTCCATCATCTGCTTCTCTTCCTCGTTAGGCGCAACCTCTAAGGTAATACCAAACTCGTGGATGGATAGCTTCTTCATAAGGTCTATTGACTCCATTGAAGTTTCCCCAATAACATTAGCGTACATACTATGCAAACTCTTAAAGTTTATTAGGTCTTGCATACGAACAGTAACACTCTGAGACACTCTCTTAGTTACGTTTAAGTAAGCATCATTAATGTCTCTAGTTGCGTTGTTTGATGCTAGAAGAGATAACTTCTGAACACCTACTAAAGCCTCGCTAGATGGTTTAGATGCGTCACGAGCCTCGTTAATACCCGTCACGTCACGAATCATCTGCATGTTATGATTATAAACTCCTATAAGGGTACCAAAGTCTCTACCTATACCGTTTTCTAACTCCTGTATTGGCATAGCCCCAGTCATCTGACCTTCATCATCTATACGTCTGTAGTAGATGTTACCAGTTTGGTCATATATCTCTTGAAGCTCCATAGGGGTAAACGTACCACCATCTCCCTTAGATACATTCTCTAAAGATCCTACTTCAAAGGCAGCACCCTTTGGTCTAGCCTTAGCTAGTGTGTGCTGTATCTTAAGGTGAGCTAATTGTATCTGGTCAGCAAATGGAACCATTCTATCAACTAAAGAACGACTCTTCATCTTGTATAAGTTAGGCTGGTATACAATATAAGAAAGTCTAGTCTCAGATAGGTTAGACTTAGTCCTAGGCATATCCTTCATTAAACCGTAATTAAATACGTAATCAGAACCTACAATGTATTTACCTGTGTATACAACCTTCACTGTAGAGCCAATAGCTTTTCTGTTAGTCTTAGAGTTTTTAGGTTGCTTATAGTTAGATGGTTTTTTATTTACTGAGTAACCACCCTTCTTGTTGTCTTTCTTTTCGTATTTAAGATCGTGACTTGTCATAAACTCAGCATCTAATATATTAATGCTAAACTTATCGTAATCATAAGTGTTATCTCCGTTTTCGTAATTAGCTGTAGTATCAAAATAGGTAGGGTTATTATTCTTACCTGCGTACTCGTTAGCTATCTTAATATAGTCTTCCTCGCTAAACTGATCTCCTGCTTGTTGCTTTAAATCAGCTATAGTCATAGAGTATACCTCACCTGCGTGCTTCATGTTCTTAAAGTCAGCAGAAGAAGAAAAAGATGTAATTAAGTTTGAAGGGTCTACATATCGAATACTAAGACCACTTGTAGGGGATAAATCTGTTTTAGCTGCACACAACCCTAAGACAACAAGATCACGTATCATGTATCTTTTTACCTGATCGTAGTCGTTTATATTTAATGTGTACTCAATTGCTTTCTCTAGTGCTATCTCAACGTTTTGCTTATAGTTTAAAGCCATAAACATATCTACCTCCTCAGAGCTTTGTGCTACAAAACCATTTGGAGCTAAAGGTATACCAGTCTCATCTTCTAGGTTCTCTAAGAAATCCTTAGATAACATATCGCCAAGCATTTGCTTCTTCTTCTCTAGCCTTTTGTTAGCTGCGATAGGATCTATAGACTCAGCCTTTACGTCATACTCTTGATTAACCATCCCGTTAACTATAACGTCAACGAACTTAGGTATAATAGATACAGGGCTCCAGTCTATATTTAAGTAAGAACTATCCCCACCAGTATCTAGTAGGTCCTTATACTTACCGACATCTTGATTACCCTCAGCATAACTTCTGTTTCTAGAGTATCTTAACTTTCTATCCCTAAAGTATACGTCACTGTTATTGTGCCAATCATAGTACATTGTTTTAAAGTACTGTAACCCATAGGCTAACGAAGCTTTCTCCTCATTTGTTGATAAGGGAGATGGGTAACCGTATGACTCTTGTTTCTTGTTAAGCATATCTATTTTATTTTTTTACTAAACATCCCCTTNTTAGAGTACCTCTTNACCAAAGGAGATGATGCCTTTAATTCTTTTTTTGGTTTAATATATTTTTGAGAAGCTAGTAAAGCTAATGATGAAGAAATACTAGCATCGTATTTTGTTCTGTTATCTATTTCAAATCTACTCCAGTCATCAAGTAAAGTATTAAAATAACACCTTCCCATCTCACCTGTATCAGCTATCACGCCCACGTGGTCATATATATAAGTCGCTATAGCTTCTGCTTGAGCGTTTATAACTGCAGCTCCAGACCCAGGTATTCCCTTTGTCTTTTGTTTCCCTCTACTCCACTCTGTATGAGTCATATCTGGTCTATCCATTAGGTACTCGTAGTAACCTCTATTTTCAAAGTACTTTAGTATACCTACCTTGTTATTCTCAACTAATATCTGACACCCATAGAATACACACATTTTAATCATGTCTTCGTAGAATATCTCCGCTTTAGGTGGTCTATTAATGTATTCGCATACAAACTGCATAGACGCATCACTTGACATGCTAAACTTATGAAAAACATGAGCAGCAGCATCAGATCTCCTACCATCAGTAGTGGTGTCGTGGTCATAAGGGTCACAACCTGCGACCAAGCTGTCTGACCTTCCAGGAAACTTTTTACCAAATCTAGACGAGATAACGTTTTGATTTTGAGTCTCTGGAACCCAAGTAATCTCCCACTTACCTTTTCTATGAGGTATCCATATAACCTCACCATCCTGTGTACCATTCTTCCAAATAAACTCTCCCCTTGTTGTAGGAGAGTTATTAACCTCGTTGTAATCCATCTGCTGATAGATTTTTTCAACGTCAAAGATACAACTTTGAGTGTCATTTCTAAAGGCTTCCTCTATAGTAAATGGAAACTGTCTTTTAAATTCTGATAACGCTGTCGTATCATCCTTTAAAGCGTCCCTTCTATTTTGAATATAATCTTTAGCACCAGTATCAATAACCATCTCGTCTACACCCATTACAGGCTCCTTAGGGGTATCTATTACAGAGTTGCCGTACTCATCAATAAAACCTTCTAGATTGTCATAAGATGGTATAAACAGCTTATATAATCCACTCTTAGTTCTACCATTTAAGTCTTTCTGCTCCATGTCAGAATCGTAGAATATATCCTTGTACTCTGAACCACCATCCTGTAGTTTGTTTGCAGTAGAACCCATTAAGCACTTACCTACAATCTTTCTACCTAATAATAAACAGGTTTGAGTTACACCCCAATTCTTCTTTATAGAGTTTTGACCAATCCATTTAGCTGCTTCGTCATGAACTAGAAGTTTAAGCTTTTCCCCATCGTAACTATTATC